CAGATGGAACAACAGTAAATAGATACCTAAGAGTTAACTACACAATAAGTGGATCTACACCAAGTTTCGCTTTTGTAGTTGGTTTTGGGCGAAACGGATAGGAAAGGATAAATTATGGCATTTGTGCATGGATCAGATTCAGTTTTTAAACTAGATAACGCTGGTGGATCATTAACTGACATCTCGACTTTTGTAAACAATGTGGACTTTCCAGAGACCGCAGATGTGGCAGAAACATCTACACTTGGCGCAAGTAACAAAACCTACATAGTGGGCTTAAAGGATGCAACCATTAGCTTGGGTGGACTTTTTGACGCTACTGTTGATGCGATACTTGGAGCAGTCGTTGGACAGAGTGCAACTCTATCTTTCGAATACTCACCAGAGGGTACGGCTAGTGGTAAAGTTAAATACACCGGAGAGTGCATTTTAACAAGTTACACACTATCAAGTCCTGTGGGCGACGTTGTAGGATTTTCAGCTGATCTTCAAGTATCTGGAGCAGTAACAAGAGCTACACATTAGTAGATAGGATTAAAAATGAGCAAAAAACGATTAACGCTTGATGACTTGGTTGCATTACCTAATGTCCAAGAGGAAGAATTATTTATTCCACAATGGGATAAAACAATTTTGGTAAGAGGTATCTCAAAAGCTACACAAGTAAAACTTGGTCGCATTTTGAACGAAGAGGGTACTGACGCTTTTGATTATCAAAAAGCTTTGTTAAAAGAAAGTGTTGTAGAGCCTACTTTAGATGATGACGCTATTGAGATACTTTACCAAAAAGATAGCACTATTGTAGATTTAATATTTGTTAAGCTTAATGAATTAAACGGACTTGGAGGAATCGGCGCTGACGCCGAAGAGTTTCCGGAAGAATAGCGATCTAACATTTCAATTTAAATTAGCAAGAGAATTAGGTTATACCGTAGCCGAATTACAAGCAAAGTTATCCGTGTTAGAATATCAACAATGGATAGGATTTTACCTATACGAAAAAGAAGAACGGGATAAAGTGCAAGCGATAGCAGAGGCAGAGGCAAAGAAGAAAGCTAATAGAAGATAATGGCAGTTGCAGATATTTTTATAAGAATAATTACTAAGGGTGCTGACTTAGCAAAACAACAAATGTCGGGTCTTGGTAAATCTGCCGACGGCACGACGGGTAAACTAGGCAAACTTTCCGGTATGATGAAAGCTGGAGTTGCAGTTGGCTTAGTAGCAATTGGTAAAGGTTTAACTGAAGCCGTACAACAATTTATAGGTTTTGATGACGCTATGACACAGTCATTAGCGATTATGAATACAACCGTAGATCAACAAAAACGTATGGAAGAGTCGGCACTTGCCGTTTCGAGAACATCTAGGATTACTGCTGAACAATCTGCTGAAGCGTTTTTCTTTCTAGCTTCTGCTGGTTTAGACGCTGAACAATCTATTGAGGCATTACCTCAAGTTGCAAAATTTGCACAAGCCGGTATGTTTGATATGGCTACCGCAACCGACCTTGCAACAGACGCCCAATCTGCATTAGGTCTAGCAAGTGATGACGCTTTACAAAACTTAGAAAACTTGACTAGGACTACTGACGTATTAGTTAAAGCCAATACTTTAGCAAACGCTTCTGTGCAACAGTTTTCAGAAGCACTTACAAATAAGGCTGGATCTGCATTAAAAGTTACAAACAAATCTATCGAAGAGGGTGTTGCCGTATTATCTGCACTTGCTGATCGTGGTGTTAAGGGTGCAGAAGCAGGCGAAAAGCTTAACCAAATTTTAAGAGATATACCAAGAGCTACTGCAAAGAATAGTGAAGAGTTTGCAAAGCTTGGTCTAAATATGTTTGATACAGAGGGCAATATGAAAAATGTTGCCGATATTGTTGAAGAATTAGATCGTGTGCTTGGACCAATGTCTGATGAATTAAAAGCAAGTACCTTAGATCAATTAGGACTTAATCGTGGTGTTGCTGACGCGGTAAAAATACTAAGTGGTGCAGGAGATGAAATAAGGGCTTATGAATCTGCTTTGTTGCAATCCGGAGGCACAACTGAAGATGTTGCAAATAAACAAATGGGATCCTTGAAAGCACAATTAGATTTAATGAACAATGCCTTTGCTGAATTAGGGATTCTTATTGGCGATATAATAGCCCCAGCTCTTACATCTTTAGTAGAAAAAGTAACAAAGATAGTTACTAAATTTTCTAGCTTTATTACAAAAACAAGAGAGCTTACTGCTGAAGTGAGAGCAAATGTAGAAGCTTCTGAAAAACAAAATGAAATATACGGTACTAAATTACCAAGAGCTTACAGTCTATACGGTAGTGGTATAAAAGATACAAATGATTTACTTGTTGATAGCAGGACAGCAACAGAAAGAGCTATTGATGTCGGCAAAAAATTTCAAGATATGAATAGTGGAAGATTAACCACAGATCAAATAATACATGACGCTATGAAAAACCACACAAGAATTATTGAAGAACAAACAGAAGCAGTACAAGAACTAACCGAAGAAGAATTAAAGAAAGCTAAAGCTATGAAAGATAAGGCACTTCCTGCACTTAATAAAGTAATGGGTGCTTATGAGAAATTATTAGATATACAAAAAGAGCAAGAGGATTTACTAGAAGATGTTGGCGATGCTGAAGAAGATGTTACTGAAGCACAAAATGATTTAACTAAAGCCCAAGATAAAGCAAAAATAGCTGAAGAAAATATGATAAGGGCTAGAGAAGAAGCTGAAAAAGTAACTCTTCAAGAAAAATTAGCCATTGAACAACTTAAAGAACGTATTTCAGAATTAGAGCAAGAGGAAGAAAAAACAAGAATAACTGAATTACAACTAGCAATTGCTAAAGAAAAACTAATTGAATTAGAAAAAGCTAAAACAGGCGCAACAAATGAAAGTATTAGGGCTGAAGAAGAATATAAACGTGCATTAGATAATGTTAAGAAAGCTGAAGAAGATTTAACTAAGGCACAAGACTTATTAACAAAAGCACAAAAAGAGTTTAATGAGGCAACCGCAGAAACACCGCAAAACCTACTTGAAATAGCTATTGCACAAAAGGAATTACAAGACGCTATTGCAAATGTAGAAAGTTTAGGAATATTTGAAGAAGCATTATCACAAATGGTTTCTAATGCTGGTGGTGAATTATCAACATTACAATCTTTCTTTGAGGGTTTATTTAGTGGACAAAACATACCAAATCTGGCCGGTGGCGGTGGTTTTACGCCATTAGGTAATGGTGAAAAGACAAATGAATCTTCAGACAATAGTGATAATAATACAAAAGAAATAGTTAGTGATAGCGTTGCTGAAGAATTAGCAAGACAAAAAATACTAGCTGATAGTAGGTTTGCTGGTGGTAGTACTTCATCTAGTGGTGTAACAACTATTTTAAATTTGCAAAATGAATTTAATATTACTAATAACGATCCAGACGCCACTGCACAAGCTATATTTAGAGCGCAAAAAAACGGTATAAAGGTTATTTTGTAATGAGCGTTGCCTTTGATAGCAATGTAACACTAACAGTCGAAGTTGCTTTTAATAGTAATCCGTTAGACGCTAGCCCTAGTTTTACAGACATAAGCGCATTTGTAAGAAGTTTCGACATTAAACGTGGTAGAAATAATGAGCTTGGGCAATTTCCAGCAGGAACATTACAAGTTGTTTTATCAAATGCTGATAATAGATTTAATCCTACAAATACTACTAGTCCTTATTTTGATAGCTCTAGTGGTAAAACAAAGATACAACCTCTTAAAAGAATAAGAGTAAAAGCTTTATACGATAGCGTTACCTACATAATTTTCGAAGGTTTTTTAGATACTATACCCGTAAAATATCCAAACAATGGAAGTGATTCAACAGTAATCTTAACTGCAACAGATGCATTTAGATTATTTCAACAATCAACATTACAAGGTAGAGGATTTCGCTTGGGGCTAACAGGTTTTTCGGAAGTAGGGCAAAGCACTAGACTTGGTATTAGTTTTCCTAACGAATTAAGCTCAACGCGTGTTACTCAAATCCTTAACCAATTTGGCTTCCCAAGTGATCGTAGAGATATACAAACAGGCACATTACAAGTAGGCACACAACAAATTACAGACAATGTTTTATCTGCATTAAGAGAGTGTGAAACTGCTGAAAATGCACAATTTTTTATGTCGGCAGACGGTAAAGCTACTTTTAGGAATAGGGATTATAGATTATCAAATACTAAAGCTATAAACGTACAAGCAACATTTAGTAACGACGGGTCTAATTTACCATATGTTGATGTTGGATTGTCTTTTGATGATCAAGAAATAATAAATATTTACGAGTGGACAAGAGAGGGCGGAACAACTCAATACATTGCTGACACTGATAGTGTATTAAGTTATGGCGCTTTTGATTTAGCACAAACAACTATAAATATAAGTGATTCAGATGTTGCTTCTCTAATATCCCAAAAAGTAGCAGAAACATCACAACCTATCGTAAGGTTTAATAATTTAGTAGTAAATCCTAGAGAAAATACGCTATTATGGACACAAGCACTAGGTCGTGAGTTTGGCGATAGGATAAAAGTTAAGGTTGTTAATCCAGACGGATCAAGCCTTGAAGATGAAGTTTTAATAGAAAGTATTCAACATAGTGTTATAGCTTCCTCGCAAACTTGGAGGTGGTCTGTTACACTTAGTCCTGCGGGGTCAAGTGCTTGGATATTAGGTCAAGCAAAACTTGGCGAGGGTACGAGATTTGCATATGCATAAA